TCAGAAACAGTGATTGATGGTATGAACGTTAAAGTAAGAAATTCTGGAAAGAAAGCTTATTTATGGGAATCTAATCTTAGAGCATTTCATGTATTTATGTATTTCCAAGCTATTCTAAAAGAGTTTCCATATATAGACTTTGAAGTTATTCGACAAAAAAAAGAGTGGAAAAAATTAATGGAAAATCCAACTATAGAGAAATTAAAGAAATTATTATTATCGATGCGTGAATTTTTTATACCTTCTATGTTTCATAGTTTTATGGGACATGTACTATTGTGGTTTATGAAATATATTTTAACAGGTACATATATTACAGTTGGTATAAATTTTATGCATGGAGGTGCATATAATCTTGCAAAATTAATGAGTTATGACATACCGGGCCAGCGTTATGGTAAAGGAGATATCTATAAATTAGATAAGAATATACAACGTATCTTTATTGATATGTTTTGTGGTACCGGGTATTTATGTTATAAAATGGATAATAAATCTCAGAGATCAAAAAACTATATACGAAATTTATTTAAATATTTTATGTATCATATAGTTAATAAGATTGTATTGCATTTAGGAGGATTTTGGCGAGTTGAAAGAGGTAAGTTATATTCTGGAGGATTAGAAACGTCTATGATAGGTAGTTTTACGATGTTATTTTTATTTTGTTTGTATGTCGTTTATACCTATAATAAATATCCACATGTTTCGCCTTATATCAAGAAATGCGTACAGATTCGTCTGTTAGCAATGATTGTTTACGGGGATGATCATGCATGGACATGGCCTGCATTATTACAAGCAATTTTAAATACACGAGAGTTTGCAGCATTTTTACAAGAGTATTTTAAAATGCATTTGCGTGAGGTTCATGAATCTGATACATTTTTATCAGAAATAGATCCAGTTACATATGAAGTTAAGAAGACTGGTATGACGTTTTTAAAGCGTGTTTTTGTAAAATGCGATGAGCCTGGTTTACCACCTGTCATTGCTCATAAAGAAACGCGCCAAATTATGACTAGTTTGTGCTTAAAAGAATTTAATATAGCTACTGGTGAAGAGGTAGATGCTCTAGATATTTTGTTGTCTTGTATAGGACAAGCTTATGATTCTCAATTAAATAAAATAGCCTATGATTCGGTTAAACAAATGTATGAGCTGGTTATTGCCAGACATTCTCTTCCGAATCCTGAGCAACAATTGCGAGATTATGTTAATAGATCTGATAAAAGATTAAGAGTCTCAAAAATTTTGCGTAGAATAGGTATGTCGGATAAAGACGTTTTAACATCATTTCCAACTTGGCAGAATTTAATGGAAAGATCAGTTTTGGATATGGATAAGTGTGCATTCGGTCAAAGACGTAATTTAGATTTTATAGATTATACTACTTTAGAAGAACAATTTGACACGATGTTTTAAGTTTTAATAAATTAAAATTATAATAATATAAAAAAAAAAAAAAAAAAAAAAAAAAAAAAA